AAAGAAGTCCACAGGTGAATCTATTGGAGCTCCTAGATGGGTGCATCAACTATCTAAGTCACAGCCACAATTTGTTACTGTCAGTTATTTGGTCGATAGCCTTCTATTCTTTGGGCAAGCCTTCTTAGAAGTTACAGAAACTTATCAGGAAGATAATCGACCTGCATCTTTTGAATGGGTTGCTAACACTCGCATTACTTTTGATCTTGATGTAACTAACACATTTGTAACACAATATTATGTCGATGGATCACCACGCCCGATGTCTGGACTTGGATCTCTAGTTACATTCCAAGCATTTAACGAAGGCGTACTTACAACAGGTGCAAGAACAATTCAAGCAGCTATTGACATCCAGAAGGCTGCTGCTGTAGCTGCTCAAACTCCGATGGCTACTACAGTGTTAAAAAATACAGGAGCAGATCTCCCACCTGCGGAAGTTCAAGGCTTACTAGCGTCATGGAAGTCAGCTCGTCAAAATCGTTCAACTGCATATTTAACATCTACTTTAGAAGCCCAGAATATTGGCTTCAGTCCTAAAGACATGATGTACAACGAGGCAATCCAGAATCTTGCAACAGAGATCAGTCGCTTGTGCGGCATCCCTGCTTACTATTTGTCAGCAGACCTCAACACATCTATGACATACGCAAACATCATAGATGAAAGAAAACAATTAGTAGCACTAGCGTTCCAGCCATACATATCTGCAATCGAGCAGCGTTTAAGCATGGATGATATATCTACTGCTGGTCACTATGTAAAGTTCGATCTAGATTCTACATTCTTGCGAGTTGAACCTATGGAGCGATTGTTAGTTATAGAAAAGATGCTTTCACTTGGTTTAATTACAATTGAACAAGCTATGCAGATGGAAGATCTAACACCTAATGGAAGCGAAGGCTAATGGAAAACTTATACATCGAAGCCACAATGATTGAGTGCAATGAAGAAAAGCGCGAGATCAGCGGCAAGATAGTGCCGTTTGGCACTGATGAAATTGGCAGCACTAATCTTGGATCTTATACTTTTGAGGCAGGATCTATTGAGATTGCTGATGCTACAAAGATTAAATTGTTATCACAGCATGACATGAAAAAGCCTGTAGGTCGCATGGTGTCATCTGAGGAAAAAGAAGATGGCATTTATGCAACCTTTAAGCTAAGTCGCTCACAGGCTGGTACAGATGCCCTAATTATGGCAAGCGAAAATTTAGTTGCAGGTTTGAGCATCGGCGCAGAGATCGTTGCATCTAAGCCATCACGCAACGGTTACACAGTTGTCACAGCGGCTAAATTAAAAGAAGTTTCTCTAGTAACAGAGCCAGCCTTTAAGTCTGCTCAGGTACTAGAGATCGCGGCAGAGGAAGTAATCCCTGACGAAGTAATCCCAACTACAGAAAGCGAGACAGTCGTGGAAGAAACCACTACAGTTGAAGCACCATCAGTAGAAGCTGCAGCTGTTGAGGCTGCTCGCCCTACTGTTACAGCGATGTACTACACATCTCCAAGAATCGAAGTTACAAAGCGCAACTACTTGGAAAACACATTAAAGGCTAACCTCTTTGGTGATGATGAATCTCGTCAATGGCTTCGCGCTGCTGACAATGATCAGACAACAGGTGCAGGATTTATTCCAACACCACAAAGCACACAACTACTTAACTTCTTGTCTAACGCAGATCGCCCAATGATTGATTCAGTTTCTCGCGGTACAATGCCAGAATTTGGAAAAACATTTGAGTTGCCTAAGATTACTGAAGTGCCTCTAGTTGATCAGATCGATGAGAATGGTGCAGTTACAGAGTCACAACTCGAAGCTTCATTTATCACAGTCACAAAGAAATCATTTAAGGGTCGTGCAATCACAACTCTAGAACTTCTAACAAATTCAACACCTGCATTTCTAGATGAGCTTCTTGTTCAGATGGAATTTGCTTACGCAAAAGATACTGAAGAATTTGTAACAACTGCTATTCAGGGCGCAGGTACTCTTAACGCAACAGCACAGGCTAACTCAGCAACAGGTTTGCTAAGTTATGTTTCAAGCGCAGCAGCAGCAGTTTATTCTGCTTCACTTGGTTTTGCTCGCAACATGGTTGTCACACCAGAGCAGTGGGCTAACATCATGTCATACAATGATGCTGGTCGACCAATTTACATCGCTGCAAATCCTCAAAATAATGCAGGAGCACTTTCACCAACAAGCTTGCGCGGTAATGTTGCAGGTCTTGATCTTCGTGTATCTCGTTACATGAAGGGTTCTGGTGGAGTAGGAACAGCAGATTATTCAATGGCTGTTATTAACCCAGATGCTTACACATGGTACGAGGGTGCTCGTCAGCAGCTTCGCACCAATGTTAACTCAGACGGAACAGTAGACATTCTGCTATTCGGTCAGGGAGCACTTGCTACAAAGCTTGCAGCAGGCGCAAACTGGTTCAACCTAACCTGATAACTAGGTAACTAAGTCGCTCTGGGGAGTAGTAGCCCTCTACTCCCCAGAGTCTTTAGAAAGGAAACAAGATGGCTCTCACGACAGTAAGTGAATTACGCTCCACACTTGGAGTCGGCACCCTGTACACAGATGCCGTTTTGCAGGAAGTTTGTGACGCATCTGATGCAGTTCTTATTCCTATGTTATGGGCTCCTAAATGGTTCACTGTTGCACATAGCAATGTTGTCGGTACAGGCACTTTGTATTTTAACGATAATATTCTTGATACTTTTTATGTAGGTCAAAGCGTGACAATTGCTAATTCAGGTGCTTCTTATAATGGTACTAAGACAATTACGGCAGTAAGCGATTATTCAATCAGCGTATCAACAAACCACGCTGTTGCTCAGGCGTATCACCCAATTTTTCCTTATGGTTCTGTGTCCACTACGACTTACACAGACTGGACAACAGATACAGCAGTTCAGAACGCAGCTTTAATGATATCTGTTGAAATCTGGCAAGCGCGTACAGCCACCCTTTCAGGCAGTAACGCAGTCGATTTCCAGCCAAGCCCTTACCGAATGAGCGCACAGCTTCTCGCTAAGGTGCGAGGATTGATTGCACATGCGCTAGACCCTCGCTCAATGGTGGGCTAATGCCTCCAGTAGCGATAACTACACTCCGCACTACTTTAGCCACCGCGCTTGTAGATAACACTAAATACCAAGTCTTTGCTTTTCCGCCTGCCACAGTTCTTGCTAACTCTGTGATCGTGTCTCCAGATGATCCTTATCTGACTCCTAGCAATAACCAGCACATCACTATTAGCCCAATGGCTAACTTTAAGATTATTATGACTGTGCCTTTATTTGACAATGAAGGAAACCTAAACGGCATTGAAGATACTGTCTGTGGCGTGTTCGCTAAGTTAGCAGCATCATCTCTGGTCTATAATGTAAGCGCAATCAGCGCACCAAGTATTCTCAACGCTGCTTCGGGTGACCTACTCAGCTGTGAGATGTCCGTATCAATCCTTACGAGTTGGAGTTAATTATGTCCGATTGGGAAAAAGAGAACGAGGCCTTTCTGATCAAGATCGGACAGGTTGCACCATCAACACCTAAGCCAGTAACCAAGAAAGAAGAGGAATAATCTCATGGCTGTATTTCTAAATAACAATGTGGGCGTGAAGATTAACTCTGTTGATCTTTCAGACCATGTCACAGCAGTAACTATTAACCGCGTATTTGATGAACTCGAAGTAACTGCAATGGGTGACTCATCACACAAGTTCGTAAAGGGCTTAGAGTCATCAACAGTAACAATCGATTTTCTAAATGACACAGCAGCAACAAATGTATTGGCAACACTACAAGCTGCATGGGGTACTACTATCACAGCAGTATTTCTACAGACAAAGGGAACAGCAGTCTCAGCGACTAACCCTCTTTACACTGTTTCATTGCTAGTCAATAACACAACAGACATCAATGGTGCTGTTGGTGACATTGGCACACAGTCAATCACATTTACTGCTAACTCAACAGTTGCAGTAGCAACTACAGGCACATTCTAAGTAACTAACAAAGGGGCTAATCATGGCAAAACTAAAGATCGTTCGTACAGATGGAAGCGTGTTAGAAGGCGAGATCACTCCAGCAGTGGAGTATTCGTTCGAGCAGTACGCTAAAAAGGGTTTTCACAAGGCTTTTCGCGATGAGGAAAAGCAGTCGGATGTTTATTGGTTAGCATGGGAAGTCACTCGCAGGTCAGGTGAAACTGTTAAGCCTTTCGGGATTGAGTTCATCGAGACACTTAAAAGTGTTGAGGTGCTTGACTCAGACCCTTTAGCTTAAAGCGCGATCTTCCATTCACCTATCTAATTGCTAGGCTAAGCATTAGGTTGGGAATCGCGCCACAGCACTTATTGGAATTAGATAAGACCATGCTCGATGCACTTGTGCAAGGGCTCAAAGATGAAGCAAAGGAGACCAGCGATGCCAGCAAGCGTAAAGGGCGGCGTTGAACTCCGTAAGGCTCTTCGAGAGTTCACTCCAGATTTAGCAAAAGAAACTCAAAAAGAGTTAGGTAAAATCCTAAAGCCAATAACTGCTAAAGCCAGAGGATTCATTCCTTCAACTGCTCCGCTAAGCGGTTGGGCTAATAGTAATCAAAAGGGTTCTTGGTCTAATAGAGTTTGGTCATCAGCTGATGCTAAGCGTGGCATTGGCTATAAGACAACTCCTTCGAAGCCAAATCGTTCTGGTTTTAGATCATTAGTAAGAATCCAAAACGCTTCTGTTTCAGGTGCAATTTATGAAACTGCTGGTCGTAAGAATCCACAAGGCAGACCACAAGCCAAGATGCGTGAAGTAGTAATTCCTACACGCAGACTTGATACAGGTGTAGGCGAAGAACGCTACATGACTAGCACTGGTAAAGGCTACGGCAAAAGCAATAACCCTTATGCAGGACAACAATTTATTGACGCACTAGGTGGTCAGATTACTAACGCCTATGTTCGTAAAGAAGGAGCAGTCGGTCGTTCAAGCCAAAAGATGAAGGGTCGAGCAATCTTCAGGGCTTTTGCAGAAGATCAAGGCAGAACCACAGCAGCAGTAATTAAAGCAATCGAAAACTCTAAAACTAATTTTGAGAAAGTTGTCGCTAAAGGTAGTGGCAGCGGATTGTCAGTAGGGGGTCGATAATGGCAGCCGATGTAAAGATTGACATAGCCGCGGAGTTCACTGGCAAAAAGGCATTCAAGCAAGCGGACACAGCAACTCAGAAACTAACCAGCAATGTTAAAAAGTTAGCAGGTGCAGTAGGTCTTGCCTATGGTACTTCTGCAATCATCGCTTATGGCAAGGCTTCCGTCAAAGCCTTTGCAGCAGATGAAGCAGCAGCCAGACGATTGACAACAGCTGTAGAAAACTTAGGCATTGGCTTTGCTAATCCTCAAATTGCAGACTACATTGCTAATCTAGAAAAGTCGGCAGCTGTTGCAGACGATGTTCTTCGTCCAGCGTTTCAAGGTTTATTAACTACGACTGGATCGTTAATTCAATCTCAGAAACTTCTTAATGATGCAATTACGATTAGTCGCGCATCAGGAGTTGATCTAGCTACTGTTACTGAGGATCTTGGTAAAGGTTATGTGGGTATCACCCGAGGACTTATCAAATACAACACTGGGCTTACTAGAGCAGAGCTTACATCTAAGTCATTCAATGAGATTCTTGGAGTTATTCTAAAGCGTTCGGCAGGGGCAGCAGAAGATTACTTAGACACTACTGCTTACAAGTTTGATGTTTTAAGCGTTGCGAC